CGCAGACCCACGCGCAGCAGTCCCAGCAAACACCAGAACACCCTGCATCAGATAATCGTTGATGTCATCCTCGTCAAGAACCTCACCAGCGACAAACTCTTTGTAACCGCCTGCAGCCATTAGAAATCTCCCCAACTCGTCTTATAAACAGTCAATTTGTCTGTGTCTTTCAAAAACGCAAACATCCCCTCACTTGGGGACAAAATCGCAGCATCCCGAGCCGTAGAATCCGCAAACACCATAATCATCTGTTGAGCCATGAATGTGTTGACCTCCGAGGCAAGAAGGACATTCCCATCCTGGAACACCTTGAAACCTGCACCAGCCAACTCAACGCCTCCTAGAAACCAAGAACGCCTGGAGCGCCCAAACCTATTGTACCGAACACCGAGTCACCAATGACGAACAGTGAAGTCTGAAGTGAGCCCACACCCACAGTGATGATGTGGTCTTCAGCAGAGATCTGATGATTGATTGCAATCACAAGGCCATAACGCTCAATGGCTGGCGCAATACCGTTAGGAGTGAACTTCACCTGAATCACAGAGCCCATGTCCAGGCCAAACATTGCAGCCTTCTGAGAGCTGTTCAGATTGGCCATATCTACAGACAGCCTTGCAAACCGGTAATCCGGTTCCCCATACCTGCCCACAAGAAAGTCTGCGTAATCCTCAACCTGTGTCAGCGTAGACAACAGGGTTTGCACATCCCTATCCAGGATGCCGTAGCGAGTCTGTGACAGCGCGTTATTAGATGTTGCAGTGCCAGCATTAGAAGACACTGTGATTTGGTTGTAAAGCTCCTCAGTGCCATACTCCACCAGTGCTGGAGCGAAAGGGATCCCTGTACCGTCATCAGCAAACACTGTCACATTGTCTGTGGTGGGTGTGGAAAGCCGGTCTTTGAAAGCGACCCTGCCCTGCTTGTCAATGAACAGCAGGCCACCCTCTGAGAGTTCCACCTGTTGCAGGTAGGTGAGAGCGTTGCCTTCAAACACATCAGCTCCCAGTGTGGAAGCGCCAGTGTCAATGTTGCGCTCCGAAACCGGCCAGTCCACTGTGGGCATGTTAAGGACAGCTGTCACCCTGTCACCAGAAGATTGCACTGTCGCGGTCCCAGCCGTCAACACCTGTTGTGCAAGGAAAGTCAAACCGTCAGAAGCTTGCAACTCTGCCACAGACTGACCGGAAACATCATAGCCAAGGTTCCAGTCAGTGACCTTCCCCACATATTGTGCTGTACCGTCAGCGAGCACTCGCACATCACGCCTGGGGACAATGTTGCCGGCGAAAGGAGAAGCAGAGAACAGTGGATCAAAAGCCCTGTCAGTGTTATTGAACTCCACATTTAGAGAACCAGCGTTGAACCGGTCCAGGTCTCGGTTCTTACCCCTGGCAATACTGATAGATCTAACCCTTGAAGTGACATCCTCAAAGGTGATACCGCCAATAGTGAACTCTGTGGAACCGATAAGACCGGCAACAGGATCGTCAAGGGTGAAAGACTTTGACAGTCCAAGCTCAACTGTTACACCCATTAGGCGCTCGCAAACACAGGACCAGAAGAGCGCTCAAACTTCTTGATAGCCGACACAATCTGAGCCCCAAGCGCAGCCCCGTTAGTTCCCATACCAGCGTTGACTGTGATGTTGTAAGTGTTCCCACCGAGCGCATCGTTAGGGGTAATCCGGCCACCGCCTGCTGAAGGTGTGAACAGCTCTGGCCCCATCTCGCCCACAAGGAAGGAGTTGCCGGAAGACACAGGTCCACCACCAGCACGCCTGCTCGGGTTGCCCATAGTGGTTGATGCCTGCAGGTTCAGGAAGTATTGTGCAAGCTCACCCAGCCGGATGCCGATGGCCGCCCCAGCCCTGTCTATCAAAGTGTCAAAGTCCACTGAAGGCTTCTTACCAGCGAACACATCCATAGACTCATTGACAATGAACATCAGATTAGCTAGGCGCTCAAGCTGGTCGTTGAGAATCTCAAGTCCACCAGTGATGCTCTTGCCTGTGAGATCCAGAAGGAACTGTCCAAGGTCGGAATCAATGAACCTGATTACCTGGTCTGCGATAAGAAAGAAGTTTTCACCAAGTTTTCTGATGTTCTCCTGGAACTGCTCGTCATTGATAAGTCGCATGATCGCTGGCATCACAGCATCAGCAAGCTCGCCAATCTTCGTGGCCACAGCTTCCACAGCACCAAAGATAGTGTCAAAGACTTGCTCAATCTGGGGACCGTTCTCCTCCATGAAAAGAGCAAACCGTTCCAGATAAGGATTGATGCGATCAAGCAGCTCACCACCAATAGCGATAAGGCTGTTTCTGGCAGTCTCCATAGCCTTGTTGAACTTGAACTCTGAAGTCTCCGAGACAATAGCCAGAGCATCATCCAGGATGCCCACACCGTCAGTCATCTGAGAAATGATGTCTGTGTTAGTAGCGACATTAGCGCCAGTCAAAGACAGGACAGCGCTCAAACCTTCAATAGATCCGATGACCCTAGTGAAGTCTTGCTCATTGTCACCAAAAGCTCCGCGCAGTTTGACCAGTGTTGCAAGGAAACCATCCTGCTCAATGCTTGCAGCTACATCCTCGCTGGAGAGGCCATACTGCTCCATCATCTTCTTGGCTTCTTCAGTGGGCTTGATGAACGCCTGCATAGCACCGCGAACACCCGTTACAGCTTCAGAAGCGTTTAGGCCACCCCTAGTGAGACCAGCAATCAAGCCGGTGGTCTCCTGGAAAGAAATGCCAAGCTCGGCAGCAATCGGGATAACCCTGCCCAAAGAAGCGGCGAGCTCCTCCGGTGCAAACTGACCAAGGCGAACAGCCTCAGCAAGAGCATCCACAGCTTCAGTGCCAGACAGAACTGAAGGACCATAAGTGTTCATGGATGCTGTTGCCGCGTTAGCCAAAGCACTCATGTCACCAAGACCAATAGCTGCACCCTTAGCGGCGGCTTCTAGAACACCTGTTGCATCAGCGCCACGCAAACCAGCAGAAGTAATGAAGAACAGTGCCTCGGCGGCCTCATTAGCTGAAGTGCCGAAAGCTGGACCTAACGCGAGAGCCGCAGCCTCAAGGTCATCGGTTTCGGCTTTAGACAGGCCCACCAAACCTTGAATCTTTGCAAAGGAGCTCTCAAACTGTGCCGCCTCGCGCACAGACACCACAGCCACAGCAGAGATCGCGGCAGCTGCAGCCCTACCAACCTCCACAGCAAAGTTGTTGAAGTTAGCTAAAGCCTTCTGAGCGCCCTGCAAACCGCGATCATCAAACTTAGTGACCAGAGGAATGAAAATTGCCATTAGCGTGCCGCCCTTAACCTTGCAATCTGTTGTGTTGCATCCTGCATATACTTCTCAATCGCACGCTTACCGAGCCCCTCAATGCCCTTGTAACGCTTCACAGCCGAATCGAATACAAAGTATCCTGCCTTGCCTTTGATGGGCTTAGCTCGGCGTATACCGGCGTTGAAGGCCTTTCCCTGCCCTGACACCCTGTGCTGAAAGCCTGGGATGCCGTTTCTTTCATAAACTTTCGTGAACTTGGACCCTGGCCGAGTGCTATTGCCGGCAAGCTCTGCATAATCAAAACCGATACCGCCACCAGTCCGGCTCCCACCAGTGAACTTCATGGCCAAAATCCTTGTGCTTCCACCGCGAGCCCTACCAGGCGTGAAAGACACAGAAGCTTTAGGCACACCAGCCCACCTGGTCACACCGTTATGATTCATGCCAGGCAGTGGAGGAGTTGCAGGAACATCCCCAGCAATCTCAGAAGCAACCGAAAGAATAGACGAGCGCATGTCAGCGCGCACCTTATTAGCTACCTTGCGATCCATACCGCGCAGAATGTTGCCCACATCAGCGAGACCCTCAACGCGCATCTCAGTAGCAAGCAAAGCAGACTCCAATCCTGCTTCCTATTCTATCGCTTGCGCTTGCGTGGCCTCTGGGCTGCCTTCACCCTCGCCTCCAGAGCACGCTGAAGAGTAAACAGCATGCGAGGTGTCAAAGCGAGAAGCTCATTAGGGCTTATGCCGGTCTCAACCGCGATATTAGCAATCAGCCAGTGCGCGGAAGAATCCCCTAAGCCCTCTATTCTTTTGGGCTTCCAGCCTCCACCTTGTCCACAGACTCAACCCACTTCTCAAAAGTGTCCTTAGTTTGGCCGGTCCTCTTGAGAACATGCCATGCAAGGTAAAGAAGGTGAGTGATTTTGACCTCAGCGCCTAAGCGTGCAACGCTCAAGTCAAAGTGAGACTCAAAAGCAACCAGGTCAGCTGCAACACCAGTGACCTCTGTGGAGGTTCCATCAAGCAAAGTGACAAGCAGATTGAAGTTCATGTCACAGATACTACCTTATTTAGACAGTACCCCTGGTGATTGCGCCATCAACCGGCCAAGTAAGGTCCATAGTGGCCAGATCGCCCACATTGGCGCTGAATGGGGTTGTCTGGACCACAAGCGCGTTGAACCGGTACTCAGGATTTGCGGTGCCAACAGTAGAGCTGGTTGGCCTGATGGTGATTGCCACAGTGCCGCCTAGGTTGCTGAAGATCGTGCTGTCAACCGAGCCCACAGCAAAGTCCTGGTGGAAGCTGAGAGTCACAGAAGCATCCTGAAGTCCGGCAATATATCTGCGCGCAGTGTTGCCAAAACTGGTGATCTCCAGTTGCTCCCTTGTGATGTCAAGAGTGCATGCGGCAAGGCTGCTAGAAAAATCAACAGAGTTGATCGTAATGTCGTAATCTGTAGCTGAAAAAACTGCCACAATGTCTCCTTAGTCTGCGTAAACTATGGCCGCAAACTCTGCTGCCAAGTATTGTTGCTCCCCTAATGTTATCGCACCAATGTTGGTCATCTCTTGAAGCTTCACATCAAAAGCGTGACCGCCAAGAGTCCGGTCCGACTGTAGAGCAGCCTTGATTCCACCGGCCCCTGTAGAAGCGAAAGCGTTGAGTCGTTGCTGTGCAACCCTCTCAGCAACCCTGCCCACAATCACAGTGATGGTGAAGTTGTATAGCACCAGGCCACCCTGGAACGCCTGATCATAAGTGACATTGTTTAGCTGCACCACAGCGATAGGTGGGCTTGGCTGGTCTGGGAGCTCCGCGCTAGTGCGCAAGCCAGAGATGGTTGCCAGGTTAGTAGCAATCCCATCCCTAATATCAGTAATACTCACGCGAGGAACATCCTTCTGAAAGGCATAAGCAACGCAGAAATATCGGGATCTACAGCGCCCACTCGCATGACACCCAAATCTCCAAAGCCCATTACACCTGTAGGCGAATCGTAACGCTTGAACTGGCGCATAGAGAGAATGATTGTGGCCTGCTTGATCGCTGTCGGAATAGTGGCGAAACCCCACACCCCAGCAATCTGCACACTGGCCTCATTAGAGTTCACATTCTGTGGCTCATAGATGGGGAACAGGTACTCACCCACAGCCCTAATCTGTGTGTAAGGAGACCGGATTCCACCAGAAATCCCATTCAGAGGATTCAGTTGGTAATCGGTAGCAGACCAGGTTGTCGAAAACACCCCAGAACCATCAGAGTCAGTCTTCAGAAAAGTCAGGGTTTGCAGATCATCAATGTCCACAGTGAACACATCGGTTGGCCTGTAAATCCTTGTCGCGGTTGACTGAGTGAAAACGCGCTCACAGAAACCGTCAATCTGTCTTGATGCGGCCTCAATGCTTATCTCAAGCAGAGAATCATCCTGAGTGTCACCGGTGGGGATCCGTAGTGCCGCCTTCACATCAGCGAGTGTGGCGTATCCGTTACTTATTGCCATGAAAAGCCTCCAGCCTCTAGTTTAGCGCCAGAGTCCACCCACACTATTGAGAAAGAGCCTTGCGGAAGAAAGGCATCCAGTGGTCCTGCCAGACTCTCTCAACATCAAACTGCATAGCGAACTCCCTAGCAACCGTAGAAGTGTCTCTATCGGCCTCGTATGCCTTCTCAAGGGCTTCTACGAGAGAAGCAAGGACCGGAATCTGAAAGAAAGCGCTCTGGGGAGCATCCCAAAATGGTTGTCCGAGCACCGGAAAGCTGTCAGGGCTCATCAAGTCTGCTGTGGCCGCCCAATCTGATGCGATAGATCTCACGCCACAGGCAGCGCTTTCAATAATCGGCACCCCAAAACCTTCCCCATAGGTGGCCATCCACACCACATCAGAAGCTGTATAGATTGCAGCCATGTCCGCATCACTGTAACCAGTGCGCAACTCATCCCTGTTAGCGAAAGTCACAGCGGTCTCAGGCACACCGGAAGACTTCATGAGAGTGCCAAGGTGGAACCCTCCGACAGCTGGGAGAACATCAGCGTGAATATACAGGTGAGAGTCAGGGTGATCCTTGTGGAAGATGCCGAAACTGAGAAAGAGCTCAGAAAATCCTTTGCGGTGGACTATTTGGTTTGCTTTGTTCGCCATGACAGCTGTCACCAGAAACTTGTCTTTGCCAATGCCCATGAACTCCCTAGTCTCCACACCCCGAAACAGGTGCGTAGGTTTGAAAACTTTAGTGTCAACAGCATGCGGAATATAGTCAGCCTCAAAACCTGCTGCAGCGAGCTGTCTCTGCCCATGAGGTGCCATAGCAATAGGAGTCACATTGTCCTTCTGCAGAAAGCGTTTCACCAAAGGTGGCATCGTTACATGATCTAAAGGCACCCAAGAATAGATGGGGATATCTGTTTGCAAGTCGTTGTAAACCCACACATCGTAGAGAGTGAGCATGAAGTGAGGCAGGTTCTCAAACCCTCTGCGGTGGTGGTCATGCCATAACTCCATCACATCATCAGAGTAAGGTTTGTAACCTTTGGGATAGATGGGGACATCCCCATGCTTGGTCCGGTGTTTCGCAATGTAACCCTCATTGCCATAGTTGGACAGCACACCAACATGAATCCCATGCCGTTTCATACGCTCCACCAGCATGCTCACCTGCACTGAGTAGCCGGTGGGAAGTCCTGGTGAGTTGGATGCGATAGACACAACACCCTTGAGTTTTTCTATAGCCATGCGCCCACAATAGCAAAAACCCCCACCAGTCACTAGGACCGGCAGGGGTTCCTGCTTGGTAGCTTTTCAGCCTTATGGCATCAAGAGTGCCTTGATGTGATCACTGCCGTTAGCGACAGCGGCTCCGAGACGGTAGGTGTACCTGAAGCCTGTGATGTCATTGGCAAAATATGCCTGATCGCTCACTGCCACTGACAAACCGGTTTGCACAATTTTCACAGACGGCCAGTGGCCGAAGAAGACTGGCTTGTTTCCGGAGGCAATGCTTTGAACTGCTGGGTTCACAATCACTGGGATGCCGAGGATGGTCGAAGGACCACCAGTGACAACATCCAGGATGTATGTTCCATCACCGTTCTTGAGCTTGCGAATCGCACCCAGCGTGGAGTTGTTCACCATGTAGGCTGCGCCTGGGAGCTGGCGAACCAGTCCATCAGCGGAGAACTGCAGGTCAATCAGCTCGTCAGCGGTAATGGCCGTAGCGGTACCAGCGGTACCACCAACACCAGCAACAGCAGTGACAGCAGCGTGGACAACAGCGTTGACTCGCGTACCGATTGCGTTACCGGCCTGTTCAGCCAGGCTGTTCTCCAATGGGAACCCAACATCGCTCAAAAGTTCGTTTGAGATTTTGCTGATGAAGCCCTGCTTTGCCAAACTAACGAGCAGTGAGGAGTAGGTTCCCTCAGACTCGGAGATAGCAGAACCAGCAGCTGACTCGGTTGCGGTGGGGTAAGCAGTGACCACAGGAATCCGCAAATCCTCGCCAGAAGTCCTTGTGAAGACCTCAGAGGTCTCAAGGTACGGTCCAACCAGGCGTGCAAGGCTGTAAACGCGGTCCAAGAACGAAACTGGGACAGTGTTGACAGAGGGAATCAGCGTGGCACGCTGTTCAGTACCGAAGTAGTGCTCGCGAATCTCTCCACGCGCCATAGCGCGGAAGATCTCCACATCGGAGCGACCCTCAGCAACAGGAGCGAAACCGCGAGAAGCTACAGAAGCCTCAAGAGCGCGCTCTTCATTGCGGCGTGCAACCTCAAGCGCTTCGTCAGCGCGAGTGATGTCAGCCTCAATGCGGTCAATTTTTTCTAACTCAGCCTGGGAGATTCCACGCTTGTCCTGCTCGGCAGCATCCAAAACTTCACGGATCTGCATGGTCAGGTTGGCGCGGACTTCTTCCTGAGTCTTGATGAACTCAGACATGTAATGTCCTTTCAATAATGATTGTGATTGTGTGGTAGCGCTGCGGTGGTGACACTCAACAGCTCTCAGCAGCGGTAACGCACAAATCTGATACTTAAATAGTACCAAGTAAGGTGAGCCTTACTGCTGGAAAGAGAAAACCCTGGCCAGCCGAAAGGGGAAACTAGCCAGGGAGAAACTCGCTAACGCTGTTCAACAGCCCCAAGAACGCGAGTCTCTTTTTCTCGCTGCTGAACTGTACCCTGAACAGGGCTCACCCTCTTTGGTGTGTCAGCAGGATCCTCATCCAACGCGATAATGGCATCAGCGAAAGCGCCAGCCATGTCCCTAATCACACCAGAGACAGGATTCCCTGCAACATCAAGGATGGCCTGTTCAATGTCATTCCTGGAGGCCATTAGTAGCCCATCAAAAGTTGCAGCTTCTTCTTCTTCAAAGCCAGCATCTCTAAACCGTTGTCCAGCTGTGCAGGTGCCTCAACCGGTGCAAGCTTGTCCAAAACTGTTGTAATCAGGTTGCGGTCATCAGTGGTGATGTCCTCACCGTTCTCAATCTTCAACAGAGCATCAGCGAGAGCATCAGCATCAACCTCTGCGCGCTTGGCAACCTTGTCCAAACCTCGGACTGCTGTGGAGCCTGCTGTGGCTGGGTAGGCAGGGAATGACACAATGCTTACCTCCCTAAGAACTACCTTCTTGAGAGTCCTCACAGAGCCGTCAACAGACCACTCATCACCACCGCGTGCAACAGTGAAGCCAAAGCTCATAGAATCAACGATCCCTGTGGAGACAAGCTCGCGGACATCATTGCCCAGAGTAGTGCGTGGCAGGGTTGCCTCAACGAAAAGGCCTCGGTCATCTTCTGTCAGGCGTAGATTGCCGGCGCGAGTAGATCCGAGCACCTGGCCTGAGTCATGATTCCAGAGCATTTTGATGTCATTGCGATTCCTGAGAGAGCCCCTGAAAGCTCCTGGAGCGATACGCTCAATGAAAGGCAAAGGCTCACTGTCACTGTTGAAGACTGCAGCGTAACCAGTGAAGGTCATGCCCTCCGGTGTTTCACGCAATTCAAACTGTGCTGGATTGATGCGTGTTTCCATCTTGCTCAATGCTTCGCCTTTCGCGCGACCTTCATTCTCTGCTTCTATTCTACCAATCACACCATCGGCATAGTCCATAGCGCGTTGCGCAGACCGCCTAGTGGTGCCTCCACCCCAAAGTGCAATAGCGACAACACCAGGACTAGGGAAGTCATCACTAGATGGTGAGGCGGCTGGTGCATCAAAGTCCACCATGTGCCTTGCAAGGAAAGCTCTGATGCGCACCCACTTGTCAGCTGTGACCGAACCATCAGCCATAGCCCTAGCTTCACGCACAGTTGCAGGCATCAAACCGTCACCAGACAGGCCAGCCTCATGCCACTGCAAACCTCTCCGAGCGCTTGCACGCATGTAAGCCGGTGGAGTCAAGTCAACTTGGCGAATCTCAGAACGCTCATCCAGCCGGTCAATCAAAGTAAGGGTGCTGAATCTGTGACCGACAAGAGTGTCAGTGGGATTCCACTCCATCATGCCCTCATCGTTCTCAGACTCACGCCACACCCTGATAAGCGCTGCAGGGTTGTCCTCAGAACCATTGATTACAAAGTCACTGTCAGGCACATTGATCTGACCGTCAATCACAATCCGAGTTATCTGGCCCCGAGCCATACCACCTGAAGAGTCCCACTCCACAAAGTCACCAACAGAAAGCTCACCAGGTTCAGCTCGGTCCTCACCCTCAACATCAGGCACCTCATCAGTAGCTAAAGCAGTAATCCCAAGCGCTCGGAATCTCTCGCGGTTCTCAGGATCATCATCAACAGCGACCATGACATTGTAAGTTTCCAGAAGCCTCTCGGCCACAGCCTGCTTGAAGTCCGGTGTGACAGTGTTCACGCTTGGCTGCATAATCAGCTGGTCAAAGTCAATGTCTAAAGAGTCAAGCTCGGTCACAGTTTCTTCCCTGCGATCTTCAGCGCGACCAGTCACAATGATTACCTCAGTGTCATCGAAAGACTCCACATAGTTCACCACGCGGTCATTGCGCATACCATCCACAATGAGAGTGCCGTCAATGTCCACAATCACTGCAGGAGGTCCAGAGTCAAGGCGCTTCTCAGAGCGCTCGCCCTCAAAAGTTGAATCCTCAGACAACGCAATCGCAACACCCTGGTCAATGGCCTCATCCTTGGTGGCATGGCAGCCCATAACTTCGCCATCCTCTTTCACAGTCGCATACTCGCCCACAGCACAGCCAGGATTGTTCTCTTCAATGTAATAAGGAGCCATTAGTCAACCTGTCTAATATCCAAAACGCCCACCTTCAGGCCAGCTGGGTCCGAAACAGCAAACAGTCTGTCACCTGGTCCCAGCTCAAACTGGATTGTCTCGCCTGGATCTATGTGTGGCGCGTTAGTAGCGCTGACAGCGGAGCCACCAAAGTAAATATATTCATTGCTGCTCTTGGTCATGTTGTGCAAGATGACATGGTGAGGCATGTTGTCGTGGCCGACAATCTCTGTCGCAGCAGTCCCTAAAGTCACTTGTCTGTGTTCTAAAGGCATCACTGCACCTCATCCTTGTAAACACTGTCCGGATTCTCTGGATCTACTTGTGCCACACCCTGCAACTGCACTGAAGGCAAACCAGTGTGAGCAACCGGTGGCAAACCAATCATCTCCATAGCCTCAGCAGGACTAAAGCCGGCAAAGACTAGATCGCGTACCATCTGGACTTTCTCACGCTGTGCGCGCACACCAGACTCCGACAGGTTCACATTAGCGAGAGGCACGCGCACCTGGGTGGCCGCTTCGCCTTCCTGGGCTTCCAGGTCTTCCCAGCCCCGAATGTCGTTGATGGTGAGGAAGCCAGACTGGATGCCTGTGGAGTAGGCAGAGAATCTTGACTGAATATCTGCTCGCAGAAGACCGTTCATGTTGAAGCGCAGGAAAGCATCAGCGCCACCAGGGTAGCGAGACATTAGAGGAGTGAAAGCTTCCTCCAAAAGAGTCGTGTATGGCCTCAAGGTGTGAGTGACGAATCCGAGCATATTCTGCTCCACGCTGGAGTAGGTATTTGTGCCTGGCAGATTCAGCATGTGAGAAGGAATGCGCCAAATCCTGGCAACATCCTCCACAGCCATCCTGCGAGCCTCAAGCGCTTGCGACTTCTCGGGATCTGCCTGGGTTGCTTTGAAAGTCGCACCACCAGACAGGATTCCAGTCCGGCCAGACTTCCTCCAGCCCTTGTGAGAATTATCAAATGAACTTCTGAGCGACTCGGCCTGTTCCTGGGTAAGCGCATTGGGGTACTCAATCACCCCTTGCAGTGTGGTCGAATTGCCGAAGAAGTTGGCAGCATACATCTCAAGGCTCTTACCTAAAGCCAGATTCTCCTTCATGGCCGTCACCCTGGACACACCCCTGATGGTGCCAGGCTTCAAAAGGTCAGGGATATAGATGACTTCCTCGGAGCTCAGAGGCTTCTCTTCACCGACAACAGTGAACATGAGCCGGCCCAATCCATTCCTGGAGACCTCCACCTGATGCGGATTCAACACCACAAGGTTCACGATTTGGCCTGCCCTATTGCTGAAAATCCGTATAAATGCGT